TCGTTTAAGGAGATGAAATACATGGCTTATTCAGATGAAATAAAGAAAATTCGTGAAAAATGTTTTTTAACACAAGAATTATTTGGGCGTGAATTAGGAGTATCATTTTCCACAGTCAATCGATGGGAAAATGAAAAAAGCAAACCAAATATGTCAGCTATGAAAAAAATGAAAGAGTTCTGTGATAAGCATAATGTTGATTTCGGTGCACTAGAAGCAGAATGGAACAACGTTGGAAGGGATGAAAATTAATATGGCTAAGAAGACAACTAAAAAAGCTGCTGAGAAAGCTTTGAACATAGACAATATTTTATTTAATTGCCGCGATATTTTGCGTGCGGCTAGAAATTCAGGCTCATTCTTTGAAAAAAGAGATATGATGCTTACACTTGTATTCCTTCGTTTTATCGGAGAGAAATACGAAGATGGAATCGAAAACTTACGTCAGACCTTAATAGAACAAGGACTTGACCCAGATGATGAAGATATAAGAACAGCATTCTTTGATGATGCTACATTTGCAGATGGAACATATAATCTTCCTGTTGAAGCACGTTGGTCAACAATCATAAACACTCCTGCACCAAGCCTTAATGTTGCACTTGATACTGCTCTTCATAGTATCGCAACTACTTCTAAAGACTTGAAAGGTTGTTTTATCGAAGGTACATTCACAACTCGTAATTTAGGCGCAAACGATATTAAAAAGCTTGTTGATGAAGTTAATAAAATTAGCCACAAGGCTTTTGGTGAAGAAAAAGACTTGATTGGTCATGTGTATGAATACTTCCTTCAGGAATTTGCAGTTAATGCTACTAAAGAAGAAGGCGAATTCTACACCCCTCATGACGTGGTTCAGCTTATTGCATCTATGATTGAACCTTATGACGGAACTCTTTATGAAATAATCTTACCGAGTTTGATACAAAGGACAGGAATAATTAAAA